TATGGGATGCTTAAAAGATATGTCTCACGAGAGTAACAAGTGGCTTAAAGGACGATTACATAACTGGGGTCACGCATTTGCTATTGTTGATTGGTTTGACAATGGTGAGTTTAAAGTAGAAACCGTAGAAATTAAAGATGGTAAAACAAGTGTATGGGGAGAGATTGTAGATGGTAACAAGTAAAAATATCGGTGGACCAGTAGAAGGCGTATCTATAGACTCTACAAGAAAAAAATTTAATTTAAGTAGTACAAAAACAAAAAGGATGAACCTTCGTGGCAAAGGGAATACTAAACATATCAAATTATAGTGGTGGATTAAACAATAAAACAAATCCTCGTGACCTTGAAGATAATCAATTTCAAGCGTTAGATTCACTATCTATTGAAACTCCTGGTAAGTTAAAACTTACAGGTGCTTCGCAAGATTATACTGGTTCTATATCAGCTGATTTTGCTACTCCTATTACATATGGTAATGGGTTATTTCAGTTTAATGCCGATTATGATATTGACGACACAACAGCATTTCTTGAAAACAATGAAATGTTATTTATCAATACATCTAAATCTGAAACTTCACCAGCACAAAATAGTGGTCTAGTAAAAGTATTAAATTTAAATGATGTATCTTATGGAACAAAAACACTTACATACGGAGATATATATTCTGAAGTAGTGTTTAATGCTGTTGATGGTGTGGTACGTATTACTCCTACTAGTTTCAATAAAGGAAACAAACCTATAAAACTTATTCACGTAAATGAACAATATAATCTTGGCTTTAACGTAGAATTGGACGTGGGTGGTGTTTTATTTAGTAGTACAAATAAACAATTAGCAGTTAGTGACGTTTTAATTACAGGCTCTACTGAAATCATACATACGGGTGCAAGTGGGGGATTTTCTGTTGGAGATAGTATTAAACTAAAAAAAATATCTAATGGTATTACATTTTTTTCTAGTCCTATTGTAATAACTGCTTATAACTCTGGTAATAAAACTATAACTTTTGCTGCTTATTCAGGAAGTTATCCCTTTACTAGAATTGGTTCTGATGTATATATTTATAAATGGGATAGTGGTCAAACTTTATTTGCTAAAGAAGTAGGTTGGAAACAATTAAATATAGAATTGCCAGATGTTACAACTAATGAAGTAGTAGTTCACAATAATACGTCAGAATTATTATCTGCAACTATTACAACTTTAAGCAGTGCTGTTGGGTCTACTACAGCTACTTCTATTGCAGTTACAAGTGTTACTGGGTTTACTATTGGAGATATAATAAAAATAGGCAATGATTATATGAAAATTTCTTCAGTAGGAGGTTCTTCGTTAACTGTTACTAGAAATCTTTGGGGAACTGCAACCACTCATTCAAATGGTGCTAATATAACAATAGTACACAGAGCTTCTTGGGGGGAAACATTTAGTATTCCTACAGCTCAAGTAAGTACAGATACTCTTTTTTCTGGAACTGGCACAAACGGTAGAGGACCTTTTTATATTTCGTTATGGGTTGGTGATAGAGCTACAACAAATGGAAATACAACAGCTTCCGATAGTAGCGGTACTTTTTTTAGCACAGCTGATAATGTAGTAACTATATATAGTGAAGTAGTTTATTTAGATGGACAACGTAGTCAATTAAAACTAGAAAAAGTATTAACAAGTACAAAAGCAAATCAATCACTTAATGTTAATATGTTTGGAAGAGTTCCAAATTTACCAAACATAAAAAGCGTTAAAATTTATTACAACGAACATAAAGCAAACTATACATTAACAAATTCTTCTCAAGTAGAACCAGCAGAAGATTATGCTAGAAATCAAATTAAGTACTTATTATGTGAAGTAGATTTTAGAAAGGGAATTCGTTATGCTGCTGGAAAAGATTATTACAATGCTTATCCTGTCTTGCATAATGCTACCGATGAAAAATCATTTTTTATTTACCCTAGTTCTTTAGCTGCTATTGTATCTCTTGCTAACTTTTCTAATGTTGTTTTAGGAAGTATAAAACTTAAAGATAAACCAGAAAATGTATCAGCTGAAGCTTATATAAGGTTGAATGAATATGCAATGGGAGCTCATGGAACTGGTTACAAAACAAGTACTATGGCTAATAGAAGATTATATATTGGGAATATTAGTTATACAGACCCTATAACAAAAGAATTGAAACAAGCCAATGATACTATTTTAAAATCAAGTGTAAATGCTTTTGATACGTTTTCATTTAAAAATAGAATTGATGTTGAAATAAATGACGGAGACGACATTGTAGCATTAGAGTCTTTAGGAAGTAAATTATTAGAATTTAAACGAAATCATTTATACGTAATTAATATAGCTAGAGATATTGAATTTTTAGAAGCTACTTTAGAATATAAAGGGTGTGAAAAAGATTACCACATAGTACGTGGAGAAGGATTTATTGCTTGGTTTAATAAATTTGGATTTTATTTATATGATGGAAAACAAATTAGAGACCTTTTATTGGATAAGAAAGGTCAAGAACGTTTAAACTGGGATTCTTATTACGAAGAAGATACTGCAACAAACAAACACATGACTATAAGTTATGACCCAGTAGAAAAAACTATTCATATATTTAAAAATAATCAGACAATAATTTCTCTTGAACTTAAGTCTGGTTCTATTACAACTAGAAGCAAGGGAACTACAACGAATCATACTACTAATATTATTAATGCTAATGATGGTAAAATGTTGTGGATTGAAAAGTATAATGGAACAAACATAGAATTAAGGCGTTTTAATGTGTCACCAAGTAAGCTAGATGCTTCTAATATCGACGAAATGGCACTAAAAACGAAAGAATATACATTTGGCAAGCCAAGTGTCGATAAAAAGATTGTAAGCGTGTATTTAAGCTATAAAAACGGTAACGGTGCTTACTTATACGGATTCACAGATGATGGGTCTGAAGAAATTTTAGCTACATTAGATGGTAGTTCTGAGGCTAACTTTAAAACTCTTCATATACCAATTCGTAAAGCTAAGACTGAATTTGTCGATAAAAAAGCTTTTGATAAAATAAAAGGGTTTGGATTACGACTTTCTGGGTCTGATGTAGCTACTGATTTTGAAATTAACGATATGCAAATTATATTTAGAGAAAAGAGTGTAAAGTAATGTGGGATATAGACAAAACAAATATTAGAACTGAGTTGGAAGATAAAATTGAAGAGATTCAACAGCAAATGGATACTCCAGCTAAAGTAGTGTCAGTAATTCCTACTAATGACCAAGGTTCACAAGGAAGTAAAAAAATAGTAAAAGAAGGACAACAAGTATTTTTATATCACAAAGTAGACAATGAGTGGTATAAAATAGAAATGGAGAAAGCATAATGGCTACAAGAGCAGGAGACGTAATAACTTATAAATCTAAAACTAGAAAGTATCAAGATGATGCTAAAAGAACAACAGCAGCTTTTAATGATTTAGGAACACAGGCTGGACTATTAGGTAAGACAGTTGTGGATACTCTAAATATTGCAGAAGATTTCATACCAAAAGAAAAAGCAGTAGAAGAAAGCTCTCTTGGAAGAGATAATGTATTAGAAGATTATAATCAAGGTATAGGATTATTTGATGTTGATGCGGCTGATGAAGCAGCTTTACAATTTGCCGACGATAAAACTTTACCTGGAAAATTAGCAGATTTAGATGATTATAATGCACTTACAGAAGATTCTTTTATTCCAAAAGGTGTTAAGGTTGAGGGTAAAAATGTAGAATTGGGATATGGAGATACATCCTTAATTGATGCATACAAAAAAAATCCAGTAGTTGAGAAGAAAATTGATAACCCTTATGTTTTTGTTAATCATCAAGGAATATCTAATGCTGCATCAAGAATTCTTAGTGGAGATACCATTGAAAGTGGAAGTCATGGTGGATTTAATGCAGTTCCTTTAAATTCCACCAAATGGCAAGAACAACAACGAGCAGGTACTCTTAAACAAAAACTTGCTAATAAAACTAACACTAGATTTAGTGAGTATTACAATAATCCAAATTATATATGGGATGACAAAAAAGGTTGGATAGAGGTAGAATAATGAATGAAGATATGAAAAAACTTATAGAATTTCATCTTAATCGAGAAGGTATGGAAGTCGGAGTAAGTAAAGAAGAAGCTACTCATAATTTACATAATGTATTTATGCCAACTGTATTAGAAATGGAAAGTAGTGGAGATTATACTGCTTCTAACAACAATACAACTGCAAAGGGTGGATTTCAATTTGTAGACGGTTCTGTACAACCTGCTATTAATAGACTATCTAGACGTATAGGTATGAAACCTTGGATGAAAGAAGCTATACAACATAAAGATGCTAGTAAATTAACAGAAGAACAACAGCAGTTAATGTTTATGGCTGATGTATTAGAAAAAGATGGTAGTGACAGTTTTATGAAAAAAGTTATGGAGGGTGATAAGCAAGGTTCTATGGATGCTTATTATAAATTACACCACACAGCTCCAGATGATGCTACTAAAAAAAGAGCAAAAAAAGTATTTGGAGAAGTTTATGGAGAACGTCTTACAGGAGACAAAGAAGGAGATAATATGCTAACTAATGATGGTAAAGGTATTGTAAAAGAAGGCAGTAAAGAACATTTAGAATTAATGCAAAAGCAAACAAACCAAGTGTTATCGGATGAAGTAGCAAAGGGGCTTACTTTAAAAGAAACAATGAGGATTGGTCTTGGATTTGAACAGCAATTAAACAGCGATAGGAATAAGGAATAATTATGGGAGATATTGGAAAAAGAATTGCAGAAAGTAAAATGGGTCAGTTTGCATCAACTAACCCTTATTTATTTGGTGCAGCTGTAATAATGGGCGGTATTAGTTACTTTAGCTCTAGAAGAGCAGAAAAAAGAAGACGTAAAAAATTAAAACGTCAAATGGGTGCTGATATAGCAGGCGTTCAAGGTGGAATAGGTGATATTCAACAAGAATACGCTCAAACTGCTGATATGTATAGAAGTAGTGGAAATGTTATGGGAGAGCAAATATATGGAAGTAGTGCTCGTAAAATGCAAATGGGAGGACAGTCTAACTTAGCTTTTGGACAAGAAAATACCAATAGAAGTAACATAGGTGGATTATTAGGACAACAATTACAACGACAAAATTTACAGACTAGTTCACAAGTGTTTCAAACACAAAATCAACTAGCTTCTGAATTAAATAGACAACAAATTAATATTGATGAAATTAGAGCAGGATATGCACAACAAGGTATATCCTCAGATGAAGTTAGTATTGGCGATGTTAATCAAATGAAATACGTATAGGAGAATATTATGGCAGATGATTTATTTACAAGTAGAGTAAAGGCGTTTACTGGATTATTACGCAGTGCGAGTGAGTTTAGGAAACCTTCAGAGCTTGAGCTTTATGAGCAAAAAGAGAAAATTTCTTCTGGTATAAGAATAGGAGAAACAAAAGCTACTAATCTTTTAGAGTTAGAGCAACTTAAAGCAGAAAAAGCTATGGAAAGAGCTGCAAGACCTGGAGATTTAGCATACAAAAAAAAGGGACTAGAGTTAGAAGAAACATTTCTTATAAAAACAGAAGATAGAGCAGAAGATAGAGAAGCAGATGCATTAGCAGAAAAATATGTAAGTGATTTAAAATATGTTGTTGATGTTGGTGAGGCAGCAAGTAAACAAAAATTACTCGACTTAGAGGACCCAAGACATATTACGGCAAGTTTGGCTATGGAAGCTAGTTTAGCAGAGGCAGCTTATGGTCGAGCTGCAGAACAAACAAAATATGGCGGGGCAACAGATTTACGTGAATCTCAAAAATATGACAAAAGAGGCAATATGTGGATTAAGGGTAGAGGAGACTTGCAGCCTGGTCAATATTCTGGAAAATTGTTTGGGATTAAAAAGTTTGACCCAACCAATTTAATCAAACTTACTGGCGATAGAGTTGGCGTTGTAACAACCGAGTTATCGTTGTTAGAAGCTCAAGAAAAAACAAACGGTTACGCTGGATTAAAAAATCCTAGAAGAGCTGCTTTAAAAATAGAAGTAGATAGTTTGATGCATACTCTTGTAAACAATCAATGGGTAAAAAATAAAATGTCTAAAAAAGGCGATAGCTCTCAAAAAACATTTTATACTGCATACGTTGCCAGTATTTTAGAAGCTAATAAATACCTTCAAGACACTAAAAAGTTAGAAGGTACACGAGTTTCAACTAAACCATCTTATCAACAATAAGTTAGGAGTAACTTTTGAGTAATAAGTATAAATATTATACTAGCCTTCTTGAAAAAGGCTTAATAGATGACAAGAAATTTTATTCTCTTTCTATGAATGAATATTCTAAACCTAATAACGACTTTACGTTAGACCAAGTTGACGACCTAGAAAAAAGAAGTAAAAAGTACGACATTGGTTTTAAACGCAATCTTGATGACGATGAAGGAAAGATTGTAGGAGTATTAAATCAACTTGCTAGTGGAGTAGTAGAAGGATTCACTACTATAGGTTGGGCTGATGACCCTTCTAACTCCACTGAAGCCATGGTTAATAAAATGGGTCATTTACTAGGGTTTGCTCCTGATATTATTATGGGTGTATTATCTTTTGGTACAAGTTTACCAGGTAGTGTTGCTAAAAAAGGTGCATTTAGAGCAGCAAGATTAGCTGCAGCTACAAAAGTACAAAAAGGATTAGGAGATTTAGCTACAAAGCCATTTATGTTAGCTAAGACCAATAAAGCTGGAGATGTTACATTGCGTTCCGTTCCTATGCGTGCAGCTGACTGGGTAATTGACAATGGTAAAAAAGCATTAGGTGGCGAAGAATTTATGCGTAGCAATTTTATAGGTAAAAAATTAGCTCAACATCCAGGGTTTAAAGATTTATTAGAAGAGTCTGCACACTTAGGGCTAGCTATGGCCGTATCAGCAAGGAAAGAAGGTCCAGAAGGTATGGTTGATGCTGCTAAACATGGAGTAATGGCTGGAGCATTTTTTGGTAGTGTTAGAAACTATGTTAATATAGGTCAAAAATTAGCATCTGCTAATAAAGCTGAAATAGTAGCTGCTAAAGGTATTTTAAGAGGAAAAGCAAAAGACTTTGTTAGGACTATTGCTACAAAAGGTGGAGTAGATAAAAATAAAGCAGAATATATAGATTTCTTTGTACGTGGTAGTGCAGGTTCAGCATTTACTGGTTTTCAATCTACGTATCAAGGAGCTCCAACAGAAGACCAAGCGTATGAATACTTATTAGGATTCTTCTTTGGTGCTGGTGGTAGACCTGCTCACGAAGCAAGAGGTACTAAGGCTATTATAGAGCATATGAATGGTAAAATGGGCGATAAAGACTCTTTATTGAATGTATCTAAACAAGTAGAAGTAGCAAATGGTGAATATGTAAAATCTGAGTGGTATAAAGACCTAAAAACTAAAGACCCTAAAGCCGCTGAATACGTGGATGCTTTCATGGCAGACCACATAGTATCTAGAATAGAATCTATGGGAAAAAATACTGGAGATTTACTTTTTGAAGCTATTAAAGAAGCATTAGTAGATATGGGAGTACCTGGTGATGCAGTTTTAACTAAAAGACAAAAAGTTGCTGCATTTCAAGCTGCATCAGCAAGAGTTACTAAAGATTTAGTAACTAAAAACAAAGCATTACTTGAAGCTCGTAAAAAAGATATCGAGCAACGTCCAGATGCAGATGTTGCTAAATCAAAGATTGGTGATGAAATTATTGTTTACGATAAAGATGGTAGCCAAGTACAAGTAGAAATTAAAAATATTGGAACAGATGGAAAAATTGAAATATTTGATAAGGTTTCTAATACAAAAGAAATATTAGAAGAAGGAAACTACACTGCTAAAAATGTTTTTAATCCTAAGTATGTTATCCCAAACTATGACTTTCTTCCAGAAAAATTCCATGGCAAAAGAGTATCGGAACTTACTAACGCTGAAAGAACTGAATTAGCAAGAGCAAATAATGCAGCTATGATAAGCACAACTAATAAAAATGTTCCAATTAAAAATGCTGATTTTATTTTACATAATGCACAAAGAATTTCTCAAATTTTAAAACGTAAAGATATTAACGATAGACTTGACACTTCTGTAGAACCTTCTAAAAATGAAGTTGAATTTAATACATTACAAGAAGAAATAGCTCAATTCAAAAAAGACAATCCAAATGTTGCTAGAGAGTTGACTAAGAAATCTAATGATGTGGCAGATGCTAAGGACAGAGGAGAAATAACACTTGAAGAAATGAGAAATCATCCAGATTTTCATGGAAATAAAAATCCTAAAACTCAATCAGATTTACTTAAAAAATATAACATATTGATTGATATGGGTGTAAAAAAAACTAATTTGGATAAGAAAATATCTATTGAAAAAAACCCTAATTATGAAGCTGAACAACAAATTAAGTATTTAGAAGGTGAAATAGGAATTGAACAAAGTAAATTAGATTCTCAAAAACCTAAATTAACAGAAATAGACCAAGCTATAAAAGATAACGTTCCTTACATGGCTTGGAAAACTCAAAAACAAAAAAAAGCTATAAGAAAAAATTGGGCAAACAAAGTAATAAAATTAGAAAAAAGCATTATAGAATTAAATAATCTCATTGAAAAAGAACGAAGTACATTTGTAAAACCTAAAGAATTAAATGCATCTGAAAAAGCAGCTCTAGATATTGTTGAAAATCCAGATAAAAAAACAGTTACTGAAAGAGAAGTAGGTGAAGAAACCGATAGACAACAAAGCGATAAAATAGATATTGATACAGAGGTTTCAGAGATATTAACTAGAGTTAAAAAAGATTTTCCCAATATAGACGTTACAGAAACTAGACGAGGATTAAAGAAAATAGCTCAAGAAAGTACCAACATTAACGAGTTTAAAGACGCTGCTTTTGATTTTATCTCAAGTAAAGAAAAAGTTGTAGGCGATAAGAAAGGTTTTACTGATGCAGAATTGAATAAAATATATTTTGATTATGCAGCAATGTCAGAACGCAGTTCTTTAACAGCAATCAAAGATTCTAAAACGGGTGATTGGACATTAGTTGCAACTCCTAGAACAGATGGGAATAATAACGGTTTGTTAATGTCTAGAGAGGATTCTTATCATAATACTCTATACGATACACCTATTGATAGAAAGATTCAATACTTTCAACTATCAAATAAACCTGATACATATATTAAGTCTACTAGAGATGAACTAGGGCGATTTACTCAAGGTAAAAATAGTTGGGAAGCTATAAACGGTCAATTAGTAAGCGATGGAACTAAAGAATACATTAGTCATATAAACAACTCTGGCTCATCTAATGCTTTAAATATAAGAAAAATAGCTTTTAGTAAAGACCGTAATGATATTAATTATCTTCCCACAGAAATGAGGAAAGAGTTATTTAAGTGGGCTAACACGACTAAGGCAATGAAAATTTTAGAATTTTCTATGGGTAAATCCGAATTTATTAGTGAACAAATGAAATTTCGTGGTAAAACTAAAGAGGAACAAGTAGAAAGATATGCTGAAGAGTATTTAAGTAATATTATTTACGAATTACAAGACGCTGGTATGCTACATAGAAATTCCGATGGAAGCATGAACAATATTAGTGTTAATGACATTAAACAAGGATTTAAAAAATATAACAATAACCCAGCCTTTAAAAATTTAATTAAATGGAGTGGTTATAGAAAATCATTTGAAACTGGTAGACCTTTAGAAGGTGATTATTCTTCATTTATTAAAACTGGAGAAAGTGGCATTAGAACTATGATTATAAATGACGCTAATGGTTTATTTGGTATATCAGATGGTCAGAAATATTACAGTAAAGAATTACGTGAAACAATTAATACGGAGATTGGTAGAAACAAATCTGATGGGTATATAAAGGATGTTATTCTTAAAGAAGCAGAGTATCTAAATGATAGAGGAATGCTACTTAATAAATCTGCAGAACAAGCTACGCATGAAGGTATTTATGATTTAATGAAAAGATTAGGTGTTGATATTTTAATAGTTGATAGTTCAGTTAAAAGTAATAGTAGGCACAAAAAAGCAGAAGTAGCCTATGATGCAAAAACAGATAGCTATAAAGTAAAAAAAGCTGGAGAAATCATACAGGTTAAACCAAAAGAAATAAGAATTACAAAAACCGAAGCTGAAGTTAAAGATAAAATCTTTCAACGTATGCCTTGGGGTCAATCTATGATTAGAAATCATTCTTTTGGTGTAGAATTTAATAATGCTATGACAGATTTATTTAAAGCAGCACCACGAGGTGATGCAAAATATATAGCTAAAGTAAAGCTAGAAATAGATAAAGGTTTTATAGACCCAACAGCAGAGATGTTAGTAGATGGTAAACCTTTACAAATAGATAGGCTGGATGTAGCTGAGATAGTAAATGTTTTAAATAATGGTCAAAATAATAAACCTTATTGGTCCGCTATTGTTAAATCTATATTTAAAGATAAGGTTTCAAATATTGAACCTTATGAAAGAGTAGGTAAAGAAGAATTAAATCAAGAAATGCGTTCTGTTCAAGATTTATTAGAAACATTTAATTATGACCCTATTATTGCTATGGTAGGTAATAATGCTAAATTTATAGAAACTACACTACGTAATTATATTGCTACTAGATTTTCTAGACCTAGAGTAGACCATGGTATGTCTTATTTAAGATTTAAAGCAGCAGACCCTATGTTGTTAAGTAAAATTAACTTAACTGATGATAATTTTTATTTACACTCTGGAGATAAATCTAAGCCTATTCAATTAAATAATGGAGAGATTAAACCTTTAGGCGAAGTTTTTGATATGTATAAGCAAGCTAAAAAAGATGGCAATAAAACATTAGAACTTGATTTAGAAGATGCAATGTCTATGGTTATAGTACGTAGTCCAGTAGGAAATCCTTCAGGTATTTTGTCATTAAAGTTTGGAGGGTTTGCTGATATTGCTGGTAGAGGTATTATTGTATCTAAAGAAAATGCTAATAGAGGTGGTGGATTAGATTTTGATGGAGATGCTGCTGCTATTTATCAATCTCTTCCTTCAGTTATTAAGAAAACATTTATGAAACCTGAAGTAAAAGATATGTTAAGAGATTTTGATTTAACTAAGGAGCGTAGAGAATTAGGTTTTTCTAAAACTCCTACTAAAAAGAATGCTTCTGTAGAAGATATTTTTAGTCCAAAAGAACGTAGGGACCAATCATTAGAAATGATAAAAATATCTAAAATGATTGGTCAAGTAACTAACTTAAATCAAACAATTAGAGAACACCTAAACTACATCATACAAAGTAAAAATAAATCTCATAGTTTAGATATGGATGGAAATTTTATACTTACTGCAAAAAAATCTATTAGAATTAACGGCAAAAATGTTAAAATGAATCCAGAAGAACTTTTAAATTTCTTTGAGTCTAAAGATGCTCCTAACATATTAAATCTTACATTAGATGGAACTAAAAATTCAAATAATCCCGAAGCATATTGGTTAAAGAATGTATTATTTACAAAGTATTTTGATGTAACAGGTGCTAATACAGGATTAACTAATATTGTTCCACATAAATGGATGAAATCATATGACACTTCAACTATGACGCAGTTTGGAAAGAAGTCAACACCAATAAGAGTATTAGATTATAATTCGTTAACCAATGGATTAAAAGACACAATATATTTAAATAAGACAGTAGAGTTTGAAGGGTTATTAAATAGTGGTATTTTAGAAGGAAGTAAGGTAAGAGTACTTGATGCAGCTCAACAAAAAAAATACGAAGTGTTTGAAAAAGAATTGAATAGTGCACCGAAAGGTTTTGAAAAAGCAGCTCAAGCAAAATTTGATAAGGATATATTAACCCTTGGATTAACTTATGAAGTCGATAAGGGTGTAAGAGAATATTATATTTACGACGGAATAAATAAAAAAGGTCAACTAGAGTTCAGAATGCAGCACGCTAAAAAAGGGGAAGAAAACATAGCAATGAACCAAGACGCTGTATTTGGAATCGGCGGTATTGATGTACACCCATCTAGAGGATTAAAAGCTAGACAACAATGGTTAGCAGCTATCAAGGGTGGAAGAGATGAGAATGGAAGAAAAACAAATCTTGGAAATGTATCTAAATTAGCAGAAGAATTTCTTGAACATTACATGGTGGACAAAGAAAATATAGAATTTTATAAAGATAGTTTAATTGACATAGCAAGAACTTATACAGAAAAAGATGGATTTAATAAGTATGAAATTAAGTTGCAATCAATGAATGAGTCTACTTATCCAGATTTATACATCAATTTATTAAAAGCATTACATAAGGTAAAAGATAGCCCTAGACTAGGATATATGATAAAACAAGGTATAATTTCTGAAGATTTATTATCTTTCATAGAAACTGCTAATCCTGATTTAATTAAAGCTATAAAAAAGGGTAAATCTCATAGTGAAATTATTAAAACGTTTAATGTTTACGAAGATTTATTAAATCAAAAAAATGCTAAAGGGAAAGAGTTTGACCCTGGTAGATTGCCAGAGCAGTTTTTTAAAGTAGCTTCTTTATTAAACTTAGAAGTAAGAGCAGCACAAGCCAATGAAGCTTTACTGGGACAAGGGCTTAAACCATTTCAGATTAATAACAAAATTCAAGAGATTATTGATGTAGCCTATGAATTAAAATTAGGCGATTTTATTAAACAACAGACTGCATTAGGCGGTTTAAACAAAGAGTTTGATATTAATAAACATATAGATAACTATGTTACAAAAAGATTGCGAGAATTTGGAACAGACAGAGAAGGTTATAGAGAAAAAGACTTTGAAAATGGTATGATGAGTGAAGTATCTCGTTTAACTCTTAAAGACCCTGTTTCTATTAAAATTTTAGAAGATATTTTTTATCAATCATTATTATCTAATGTAACTTCTGGAAAAAGACAATATAGAAGTTACTTCAATGAGATGGAACGCTCTATGACTGGTAATGCTAAAAAAAGCGATAACTTTTTAAAAAGATATGATTTAGATTTAAGTGAGTTAAGTGAAAGCCCTGGTCGTACAAATTTAGAAATTGCTATAGCGAGTGCTACTCGAAATTACCAAATTAGAAGACGTGATATATTAGAACAAGTAAAACTTGGTAAAAATCCATCTGATGTTATTATAAACAATGGATGGGCACAATCTTTTCCTGACCATATTGGAAGAATAAATCAATTTAGACCTAACTTTTTAAAGCTAGAATCTATACCGACTGAGCATAAAATTAACTTTTTGCGTGGAGTTAAGGATGTTATAGAGATTGGTCAAATTACAAATACAGAAAAAATTGCTGTAAAAGTAAATATTCCATTAGACCCATCAATGGGGTCACTTCCAAAAAGAAGATTTAATAATCAAAAACTAAATCCAAAAACAAAAATAGTTGAACTTTCTAAAGAAGGTGAAAAGATTGTAGAAAAAGAAGTGGGACGATTAGAAGAAAAAACAATGGAAGAAAATTTAGAATCTTTAATTATTGCAGAAAACAAAGAACAAGTAGACTTTATTAAAAAATTATTAGAAGACACAGATTTGAGTGATGTTGATTCAGTTACTGCTGAAAATATTATAAAGAATTATGATGCAATGAGTAAGATAGATAAAATTGATTTTCTTGAAAAACAATTAGATAGAGATGTTCCTTTAGATATGTTTGATATGAAAAATGACATTATTAAAAAAGAATTTCTTACAACTGAGAATATTAATAAAGAAATTCAATTAATAACTGACATTATAAGACAAAATCCTCATTTAGCAACTAATTTAGAAGGAGAATTTACTCAATTTGCAGCAGAGTATGGATTGACTGGAGCACCCGTATTAGGTAAAGCACCTAAGCTAATGAATTTACCCGATTTAAGAGCATTTAGACGTATGTTAGAAGATGTATATGTTAGTAGAAAAGGTATGGGAGAGAAATTAAAAGACTATGCTAGAAAAATTGGTAAGAATGTTTTTGATTTAGATTTTAATAAACCTCCTGCAAAAGATTTAAACCCTATTTTAAAACAATATCATTATTTCTTCCAAGGTAATACTGGCGTTGCTGGTAAAATGCGTATGAAAGAAATGTTAACCCAAGTTAGAAATGATGTTCCCGTTATAGATAAAGTTGATGGAGAATATATTGTTACTAAGCGTTCTCTAACTGTACCTACAAGTACATTAGAATTAGTAAGACAACAAGTTGATTTCGGTAATACAATGGCATCTACGTTCCAAGATTATTTTGAAGATATTGTTAAGGATTCGTTTAGAATATTGAATGTAGAGGATGCTTCACTTAAAAAAGAATTAAATACATTAGTGGAAGCTGCAATCAATAAAAGACTATATGATAATGGGCAGTTTGGTGGAAGAATAGATTCAAACGGTGCTGTTAAAATTCATTACGATAGCACTACTATAAAACAATTTACAGATTCTTGGAATTACTCTAAAGACCAAATAAAAAGAATGGATAAAAAATATAAAAAGTTTAATATTTTAAATGAATCTTCAACAGAAGGTAAGACAAGAGAAGCTTCTCCAAATGAAGTGGTTGATATTATTAACGAACGTATTACTGGTTTTTATAATACATTTATGAAAAATGTAATTACTAAAAATATGCAAGAGACTTCACCTGGTAAATGGAGATTAACCGATGAAGCTCAAAATAATGTAATGACCAATAATTTTATTGATATGAATAAAGTAAATCGTAAGTTTAAAGAACTACAATTAAGTAAAAAAACTAAGGTTAATTTAATGGATAATCTTATTGGTATGAACGAGCTATTGTACTACAAGTATGAATATCAAATATTAAGAACAATTAAAAACATGAAAGACCCATTTTCTGGAGAATTATTATATCCAAAATTTAATCCTGCTGATAAAAAAACAATCACAAGAAAAATATTAAACGAAGTAGCAGAATTGCGTAAAGCTACACAACAAGAACAAGTAAAAGTTGTAACTAGAGATGGTAAACCGTCTAACTATTGGACATTTACCAATCATAGTGCATTTAAATCTAATGAAAAAAATATTAGAGATTGGATTTCTAATAAAATGGAAGATATTATCCATAAAGTTGGAATGATGAACGAAGAGTCTTTACCTAGAGAATATAGAGTATTGTATAAAGCTAAAGTAAAAGGATATGAAACACTAGCTGAAGTAAAAGAACAAATAATGAGTTCTATGAAAGATGATATGGTAATATCATTACAAAAGTTTAAGAATATGGATGCAGGTATGAGCGAATCTATGAACTCATTTATTGGACAAAGAAGAGGTAAAGATGCTATTGGTTCTGTAGGTGTTGCTGGTATGTTTAGAAGTAAAGGTCAAACTCCTATTCCTGGATTTGGTAAAGATTTGAATGTTTTGACACGATATGTTAAGTCTACTTCTAAATCTTATATCGATACATTAGTTGGATTAAGAGGTACTCATTTAATTGATACGTTTGAATCTAAAAACTATATGAAAAATCAAGACCATACTAATCATTGGGCTGGATATATGAGAGATGCTTTAAATAATATGTTAGGGTTAAATACTAGTCGTAGTCTAGAACTACATGGTGTTACTATATCTGAGAAACAAATATTAAATACGTATATTGAATCTGGTTTAGATACACGAGAGTTAACGAAAAGACTTGGACGAGAATTAAAGTATAAGGAAAAATGGTTTATACAACAAGTAAATGAACATATTGCTCCTGAAGCTCATTGGTATAGAAAAGTTGGAGAAAATTTAACGGGAAAACAATTAAGAACTGAAATACAAAACCATAAAATGAGAGAAGCTCAAGAATTAAACTCCATAAAAAATATTGATAAAATTAACAAAAGTGGAACAATGTATAATATGGTAACAGACCATAGTGCTACTAATTTTATTAGAACACAAGAAGAGCGTATTGGAAGAGTGCTTGGATATAAGGAAGGAGAGTTTAGTATATTTGGTGACTTAAGGATGTCTAAAGACCCAGTAACGGGTGAAATGAAAAAAGTATCTGAATCAGCAAAACGTATAGCTATCGCTAGAAAGATAAAAGCATTTAGTGATTTTGAAGGTAAGTGGGAACTATTATCATTATTGTCTCACCCTAAAACAGCAGTAACTAATATGTTTGGTGGTACAACTAACATATATGCTGATACAGGCTGGAAACCATTTAGACAAGCTACTAATCAGTCGTATTTAATAAATGAAGTGTTTAATGGTGCAAAGTACGAAATTAAAAATCCTTTAACTGGTGAAATAAGATTAGAAAAATTTAAAAGTATGAAAGATATCGAAACGTGGCTTTCTCAAGAAGGATTCTTGGAAGGTATGTATATTGAGGAAACAGGTATTAATAGAACTTTTAGAGATGCTAATATGCAAAAAGCTGCTCAAGGTATTATAAAACGATTGTTTTCAAAGAAAAATCAAAAAATGTTAAGTGAAAATCCTACTGAATATGAAAAAGAAAGATTAGCTACTATAAGAGAGATAGGAATAAAGAATGGTATTGAAGATGCTGTTGTAAAATTTGGTTCAATATTTATGAGTAAATCAGAAATTATTTTAAGACGTACAGCAGCATTAGCACATTATATTAATGCTAGACAAGTATTGCAACCACTAATGAAAGAACTTCCATATAATTCACCTATGCTGATGCATATTGCAAAAAAAGGTATTGAGTCTTCACAGTTTATTTATCATTCAGCATTTAGAAGTAATTATTCAAATACGTCATTGGGTCGTGTTATGACACGTTTCCATCCTTATGCTTGGAATAGTATTAAGCGTAGAAGAGCAATATTTAAAGGTGCTCAATATACAGAATGGAGCCAATACACTAATAATAGTAAAGTAGCACAACGACAACTAACTGCTGATTTAATGTCAATGGCATTAGCGTCAGTGTTTACTTCTACTATATTTGAGTATGCCTTATCTCCACCTATGTCTTGGTTACAAGATACAGCTCAATGGTTGTTTGGTGATGAAGAAACTAGAAAGCGTGCTTTCTTTAGTCAGTGGCCTAGTGTAGGACCTTTAGGACCAGCTCTTGCTCCACTACAAGTTGTTACACCTCCAATAGCACGTTATGTGTTACCACCTATTACTGCTATTGCATCAGGTGATTTTGATACATTTGTAAATTTCCAATTAGCTACATATGCTCCATTTGGAAGATTGGGAAGAGATATTCATAGAAGTATTAAAAATCCTAGTATGGCAGTTGACTGGATGACAGGATTTCCTATTCATAGAGTAGGCTCAGAAGTTAAGAAAAATAGAAAAAATAACGAAGACAAGCGTTTACAAGAAGAAATAGAAGATTCAGAGTAGCATTGTTAAGTTAGAGTGCCAATAGAGCCCACTTTACTCATTAAATCCATACTGTATCGAATGTTAATAAAATAAGCGACATAGTGTTCGCTTAATTTATTTTAAAGGCTTACAAGGCTATTCTAAGAGCCTGTTTTTAATTATTAATCTAAAATAGCTAATATATTCAATTCTTTTATAAACAATACATCATTTTCATTAATTGATATTGCGTAGTACGAATCCTCTCCGAATAAAACATTATTGTTTAATTTTACTTCTTTTACATCTTTACCTACTGCTATAACTGTACCCGTTGTTTGCTTAGGTGGTATAGCATCTGGTAATACAATACCCGATGCTGTTTGAACTTCTTGCTTTACAGCTTTTATTATTACTTCATCTCTTAGTGGTTTCATTCTTACTCCTTCATAAAGTTGTTTATACTTATTAATACTCCAAGAGATGTATTATTGTCACCTCCAGGTTGTTTGTCATTAATTACTTTTTTTTCTTTTATCAACCTTCTTAGCTTTGCTTTTAATACATCTACTTTCATAATAAAGCAAAAAGTATCTGTTATAAAGTAGCAATAGTAATCTGCTTCTGTCTTAGCAATACCAGAAGGTTTGTTTCTAGATTCATATTCAAAGTATAGATTGTTTGTTCTATGAGCTTGTCTATCTCTTTTTACTTCCACCCTATACCCTTCTTCGCCAGTTAGCATTTTGTGTAACATGCCTTCTCCTTCTTTACCGTAATCTAAATCAAATCTAAAATCATTGTTATGTTTCATTAATACTCCTTTGTTATTTATATTCCTCTCTCTGAGTTTTATATGAAATTCAGTGCCAACCGAACCAACTTTACTCATATGCTAGCTTAAAGATTTGTAAATCATATTAACGTTAGTCGATAACCATCAAACTAAGGCTAAGTGTGGATTAAACCACTCGATTCCTTCAAATCGCATTAGGTAGAGAGAGGAATAATGTTTGTTACTCTTCTTTAAATAGATTATCGTAAATGTTTTGAATAATCTTTTTAATTACTTCTTGTTCTTCTTGTGATACAAAAGGTGCTTTTTTAAAATTAAGTAAAGCAGACCTTATTATCAATAGTTCTTCGTTACTAAATTTAATCATTGTGACACCCACAATTTCCTGGACCTGGACGTCCAGTCATATCATGTTCATCTTCTGATTTTCTAAGAACTTTTAAGTCGTCAGGTGTATCTACACTTTCATCTTGTAAATCCTGCAACCATTGTTTATCACTTTGATGTTGAAGAATCTTTTTAGCTAACGACATTATTGCTGCTACTTCTTCTTTACTCATGTCCATCATTGAACTCCTTTTCTATTTTAATTAACCTTATCCATTCTCTATATGGTAATACAGCTAATGCTTCTTTACGGTCCATTCTAGTAACTACAATATCTACATCGTCAGCATGATTCTCTGGATATAGCCATTGGGCTACTTTCTTTCTTCTTTTAGCTTGTATGCAGTATTCTTCTACCATACAATCTACTTTTTCTGATTTACCTAACGCTCTACCATCAGAAGCATAGGCTCTCTTTGCTGAGAGCCCTTCTTTTTTTGCTATATTTACACATTCACGTTCAAGGTTGTTACCTCTTATTTTGTTTGGGTGAGCCATAGCCTTACACTCCATTCCATTTCTATTGGACCTATACCAAATGCAAAGGAAAAATGATTTCCTTTTTGTTCTGATACAAATACACTTAAGTGAAATATAGTTAACATCGTTACTTTTTGTAGTATTGAGTCATCCATATTTACTGTTTCTATTTTAAATATATTTTCTATATTCATTTTAACTCTACTTTCTTGTATGTCATTGTTTCATAGTTAAACTCTGCTATCATTTCAAATGGTGCTTCATCACGAGATTTAACCGAGGATATTGTCCTAAGTTTGTCATCTCTATTAGCTCCTTTTATCATAATAACCTTATCTGCTTTTTGAACTACATTTGACGAACCTTTTAATGAGTGTACTCCTAAGTTTCCTGCCATAGCACTTGACTTATTAATGTGATGAATAGCTAATACGACAGTGTTATGTTTTTGAGCAATACTTTTTAAGGCATCAATCTTCATATTCTGTTCTTGGATATCATTTCTGAATCCTTCTATTTGTAATTCATCAGTAGTATCTACTACTAGTACTGCTGGTTCATGTTCTGCTACAATACGTTTTACTGCATCTAACTGAGGTTGAATCGTCATAATTTTAATATTATGTAATAGTTCCTTAAATGAAGCGTTTTCATTACTAAGGTACATATTATTAACCCAATCTTTTGTTTTATGAGCAACTATTTGTACGAACCGTCTAAATGTTAAGTATTCATTCATTTCTAATGATAGGAATAGGGTGTCTTTTTTAGCTTTTGCTACGATGTTTTGTACAAATGCTGTTTTTCCCATACCTGTATCACCTGAAAATATAATAAGTTCTCCTGGTTTCATTTGATAGCTTGGTACTCCTTCGAATATTTCAGCCATATCAATTGATTTTTTAGAGAAATCATTTTGTATATATTCTCTGAATGAATCTTCTAGTTCTTCAATTCCTTTTATATCTAAAGTATAGTTTTTGTTTTTGTAATAAATACATTTACTATCACAATACTCTGACATAACAATATCATTACAACCATATTGGTAATTACCTTCGTATACATTTTGAACAATACGTGTAATGTTATTTGCACTAAGACTATTATTATTCCATTCTAATATACTAGCAACAGCTGCCAAGAAAGGCAACCCTGCACGTTTATAAGACGATGCTAATCTTAGTGATTTTTGATGTCTAGAACCTTCAAGAGCAGTTTCATTAAAAACGTGCTGCATACAAGTAACAACTGAATTTGTTTTACTTGTTTTGTTTATAGCTTTGTTTATAGTTACTGGTGCATCTATTATATTTGCTTGTAAGTATGGTTCTATTGTTTTGTATGGTTCGTTTAATTCTCCATACCATTCATTGTACTCTTCTGAGAAGGATTGGTATTCTTCTTTACTTGACGCTGCTTTTTGTATTTCTCCTATTGATATATCTTCTAGATATTTTAATGGAATATATACTTTATATTTATTCGTCTTTAAATTGAATGACCAATTACTTCTTATTATTCTTGTTTTATCATAGATACTATCAGCAAAGTTAAAATGTTTAGTAAGTGTTTGTTTTACTTTCTCATGAACATTTTTAGATGGTTGAAAACCAAATACATCTAATAGTTCAATATGAAATCCACTACCACTATACCAAAGATTTATATCTTCGCTTTTGATACCAAAATCTAAACACATTCCGATATAAGCCTTTACTTGTTCATAAAGGCTGTTATCATCGGATGTTTTTTTATCAATATCTAAGATTAGTCTATCTACATATACTAATCCTTCATACCCTTTTACAGAACTTATTTTATTGACGTATTCAAATAAGGAGTTATCAAAACGATAATAAGAGCCATAGCTCTCTTTGTCAACAAATGAAGTATTTTTAACTGCACTATGATAAAGGTCAATTGGTATGATTTGATTTCTATTAGAGATGCTGTTTTCAACATACTCTATGAATCTTTGATTATTTTCCATCCTTTTACTGCTCCATTATCTTTATGTTTAATTTCTTCTAGTTTTAATCCATAGCGACTTAAAGTATTACTTTCACGTAATTTTCTAAATGCTCTTGAATAAGTACTTGCTGTGTGTATTTTTTGATGTGCCAATCTACCATACATCGGTACTTCAGACTCGAAGTTATACGAATAAAACCACGGGTCTGAAGAATTAACACGACTAGATAGCCATTTAATGATTATCTTTTCAGATGTCATTAAAACGGCATACCGTCTGATTTAGGTACTGATTTTAATACTTCTGTTTTTAAATCAGCAACTTCTTCTGTAGATGATGAATATCCTATAAAGTTCTTAGGGTATCCGTCTTTTACAGATTTTTCAAATTTAACAGTTAAAGCATCGTGGTCATCTGATTTACCCACTGTTTGCCATATTTGTTTTTTGTACTTACCGTTTGACATATAATTGATTACAGCAATCTCTTTACCAATCAAATCAGTTAAGTTAACTTTACCATTATCTGATACATTAATATCTGCTCCACTAGAAAGATATAGCGTGTTTAGATTATCTGGAAATGATAAATCTACAACAACTCCTGCTGTATCCTTTTCGAAGTTTTGATTTACGAATAGATTATAGTTATATCCATTGCTAGTGTCTGTAAGTTGTACACGAACACTACAATCGTGGTATGGTGATTCTGCTTGTTCAGCACTGTCAATTGTACAGTTATTAACGAAGTAGTTTTTCATCATTCCATTTGTTTGTCTTGGTTGTTTAGTTCCAGTTATAGCCATTATTTAGCTCCTTTATTATTAGTTAATGATTCAAAGTATTCTGTACTTTGTTGGACTTTTAGTTTAGTATCAAAGAATCCTGCACCACGTTTTTGTTTATAACGTAATACATCTTCATCTGATAGTATTCCTGAATTAGCTAGCTTGTCCATAGCTTCTAATGTTTTGATAGTAGGGTTGATTACTTTTTGTTTTGCTTTAGCATTATCTACTTCTTCTTTACTAGCAATAGCAAAGTCACCACCAAAGCCTGCAAATGCTAAGGCACGACCTACTGCTGATGTTTCTCCGTTTTCTAATGCTGAAGTTTTATTAACAAACCCTGTATTATCACGTTCAGCCGCATGACCTACATAAAACCATTCTGGTTCTTGTACAGGACTTGGTGATATTGTAGCTTTTACAACATATTCATTACACGTTTCACCTGTTGGTGTATCAATAATTTGACTTACTTGTAATAATTCTGTTTGTATTGTAGCTTGTGGAAACTCATCTGCGAATGCGATAAGCCTATCTTTTACTTCTGTGTACTCTCTACCTTTGAACTTCATATAAGTTCTCCTTTATTATTATTATTAGAGTAAGAATATAAACAATTTATACTCTTACTCCAACAATTAGTTTATCTATTTTCTACTTCGTACGATTCTAAGAATATAATTAATTGATATAAAGTATTAAACAACACACTATTAATTGCTATTATTTGTGGAGTGTCTATTTCTAAATTATTATCTTTATATGACTTTAATCGTAATGTTAATGATGATAGATATACTACAGCATCGCATAATTCTTCATATGCTTCTACTCCCATATCTCTTCCATCACTAACTTCTATTGGTACTTCTTCACCGTAGCGTTTAGCACCAATATCTAATCTATCAGCAATATCATTAATTAGTATCGATGTAAAATGATATCTGTTTATCACTTTGTTTTCAGAGTCTAATTGTTCTCTTACCATTTTTAGATTAGATTTTATGTTTTCTAGTATTCTATAATTGTTTGTCATCATTCTTCTAACATCCAATTTAAGTTTTCACTTCTTTTTCTTCCCTTTGTTCCTGCTGGTAATATCTTATCATTATCTACCAACTTCTTCCAAGTAGTTAATCCACGCTTTACTGCTTGTGTAGCTATACTATAACAAGGTTTACACACTCCTCTTGTAAGAACGTGTTTGTCACACATAGGTACTCTACATATTTTATTACCGTTTTTATCTTCTACTATTGTAAATTGTAATTCACTCACATTCTACTCCCTTCTATTATTTTCATTATTTCGTGTTTGTTTCCATGACATTCTTCAAATACTATTTCGTGCCATTCAAATTCTGTAACTGGATGTTCGAAATCACCACAACAATCTGATATGTAATCTCCACTATTCTTAGGCCATTTAATATAGTCCCATTTTAGTGTAACATTATTCATTGGAACATATGCTGCTTCATAAATATCATCACTTCCACACCACTGACAAACCCAAATATCTGGGTCTGGTTCTCTTATTTTCTTTTTACTCATTCGTATTATTCTAATCCTCCTGTTTTTCTGAATTTATCTATCCAATGTGTTCTTTTTACTGACGCTAATCCTGCAAATATCCACCAACCATTACCGTATG